TCAACCAGACGACGGCATACGAGATCTTCGCTAGTGACTGGAGTTCAGACGTGTGCTCTTCCGATATGTAGGCTTCAACAGGGATGTAGTCCGTGAAGGCTTCGATTGCGGTCTGCTGCTTCGGCGAGCAAATGCCAAAGTAGCTGTTCTGCACAGGGTAGGAGTTGATGCCAGGACCAGGCGGAATCATGCGCGTCCAGGTGGGCGCATCCTTCTCACGCATCTTCTCGACAAGCGTGATAAGGTGAGCCTCGGCAAAAACATGCGTCGGGTTTTGCAGGGGGGCGACCATCGCGCCAGCGGCACTAACATACCAGTCATCCGTGAAGGCACCAGCAACGGTGTCACGAACAAACTGGTCAAGAGTGTTGCCCATCTGCTCGCCAAGGATCTCGGTGAGTTCAGTCAGATGGGGGTCGGGCTTGGTCGCGTCCACCATGTCGCTGATGCCAACAAGGGCACCATACTGCGCAACAGTGGCCGTGATCTCGGTAACGGAGTAGTCGGTCGTGGCGGGCGTCTGGCCCTCGGTGAGCGTGGTCGCCACCGCAAGGGATTCAAAACGCCGCCAGTCAATCGTCTTGCCGTTCTTAGTCTTCAGAGGCTTCATCTGACCCATAGCAGCCCAGACCAGCTTGGGAAGCGCACGCTCCCTCAAGACACGATCATAGAACTTCTGGTCAAATGGAGCATGGACATTGGTAGTTCCCAGTGCCATTGTTAGCTCCTAGTGGCGCAATCGCGGGTCAGCGGGCCCAGTGGCCAGACTTAACCCGTTCAATCGCTTCGTTGATGTCTAGCTTGGGGTCGTCCCAGTCCACGGCTTCGCTGGTATGCCCAGCGGTTCCACCGGGGCCTGCGGCCCTCAGCTTAGTATCTTCCCTGCGTCGAGCCTATTCAGCGGCCTCGCGCTGAGGCTTGCCCGAACGGAACTTGAGTGCGTCGATAATGAGCTGGGTCATTTCCTCGCCAGAGAAATTCTGCCTGGCGCGGTTCCCATACTCCTCCAGCACTGTGGGCTTGATATCTTCCCAGTCGGGATTTCTCTTGGCCACTTTCAGTTCCGTCATGGCGGCGCGCACTTGCATCACCTCAGCCCTAGTCGTCTCCTGCCCAGGTCTTACTCGGGCACTGATGAACTCCTCAAGGCGCTTGTCTGTGTCCGCGTCGAACACAGGCTCAGGGGGCTGCTGCTGCTTGCGACCCTGGAATTCCTGCCACGCATCAGCGGTCCTTGAACGCAAAGCGTCCTGCAACTGGACCCGCTCATCGTTGACTTCCTTGAACCGCGAGTAGGGCACAGGCCCCGGCTCGGCTTTCCCCGCAGGCGAAGCGGGAGTCACGCCATCATCACCAGCATCAGCGGTTTCCGTGTCGCTGCCCACGGGCTCGCTGGTAGAGCCTTCAATCTCATCCCCGCCAACAGGCGGCGTAGTTTCATCGGGCATAGTGTTCTCCAGGCTTTACGCCCCCCGGCGCGATTGAACCAATCACTGCCCTTCCTTCTCACGGGCTACCGATGGCAGTCCTTCGATAGCCTTGATTGCATTGGCCAGTGAGGCAATAGCCCCCAGCCTGTAGGCCGACTCAGCCGCCCATCCGTCCGATCCTTGACATGGAATCGAGGGCGTTGGCAGCCCCTCCAGCATTAGGCGAAGGGCCGCGACCGTTAGGTCCAGAGCCTTCTGGGTTTCGCGATCCAGGAGGCATTGGCGCTGCTCCTGAGAGAGCTTGCTGTATAGCGGCTGCTTGAGCATTTTGAGGCCCCATCTTCTCTAAGCCTGGCATGATCCTGTCAATGGCGCGGTGGCCCATTAGCCTCAAGCCCTCTTTGCCCCACTCCATCCAGTCCACCCCGCCCATCGCAGGGGTCTGGGCCACCGCAATCCCCCACTGGAAATGGCCCTGCTGCTGGAGCTGCCTGAATTGGGCCTCACCCGAGCCGTTGCACTTCCAAGTGTAATTCTGGTAGATGATGTCGGGCGTGATCTGCTCGTACTGCTGCACGCCATCTTGCTCAAAGCGCGCATACGGAGCGTCGCCATACGGATCAAAGAACTGCTGCTCCATCTCATCGAACATCTTCAGGTCGGGCTCAATGTCGATATTCTCAAGGCGCTGGGAGACGCGCCGCATTACCGCGCCCTGGAGATTCGCCGTGATGGCCGATGCTGTGGCAGTCTGATCCTTCTGCGCGCCCGCGCTTTTCCAGGAGAAGGTAGCGTCCACAAACTCCTGCTTGAACCCCTCCACAATCCCGTAGATCTGCAAGAAATCCATCGACGGAACCAGCGGCTTGAGGTCAGTTTGCGGGTCCTCCATAGGAATCGTGTTGCCGGGCCTAGAGATCAAATCATCGGGGTTGACAGACCCCTCTTTGTAGGCCCACATCCCGTTGAGGTTAAGACTGCCAGCGTCTACCGCCTGGTTGGTATGGACATTGATGAGGTCGTAGAGGCCGAGGTTGGCCTCCAGCAGCCCAAGCGCCCAGTCCATGCCAATCACAGGGACCAGCCCCGTGTAGCGTAGAGGGCTCAGGCCACAATCCAGGGGGTTGTCCTCGCAGCGGATCAGCTCCGAGCGATTGGCAATGACCACGATCTTGTCACGCAGGACTTCATTCTTGCCCTTGGCCCCAACAGGGAAGTCACCGTGGCACCACAGCAACTCCACATCTTCCTCGTCAGCGTCCTTCTTGTGGCGCTGTACGCCAAACGCCTGGAAGCGGGCCTCCTCGTCGGAGTCCGAAGGTTCGTCCTTGCCGCCACCGCCATCAATGGCCCGCTGAACAGCCTTCTTGTCGTAGATCCCATCCTCTGCGTCGGCCAGAAGGTCGCCCTTGCTTACCTTGGTGCGGTATATCTTGACCTTGGCGTCTAGGTCCGACTGCTTGGGGTCGTGGACATAGTTGAAGATGTCCAGCACATCGAAGTCAGGGCCATCGTACTCGTTGTCTGGCTTCTTGTAGGTTTTTGGGACCGGCTGCTGCATTGCCATCGGGGCAGGTGGCATCCCCATCGGAGCTGGCGGCATACCAGCCGGGCCAGGAGGCATACCCATAGGGCCAGGAGGCATCCCCATAGGGCCAGGTGGCATCGCCTGGGGGGCAGCCATCGCCTTGCCCATGAACTCGTAACTGGACACCTTGCGGCGCGACTGGCGCTTGTTCCACTTGACCAGGCGCACACTATTGCCAACCACGGCAAGCTGCTTGAGGTGCTGGCCGACATACTTCTCGACATACTGCATCTTCTCAAGCCGGTTCTGCATGAACCGCGTGCGCTTGTCAGCCGTCGCCTCGGCATCTGGATTCTCGCCAATGGCCATGATGAAGCGGTCATTGGGGAACAGCCCAACACCAATCAGGGCGGTTACATTCTCAACAGCCTCAAACGCCATCGAGGACGGGCGCTGGGATCGGTACTCCTTGACATCGGAGTCGGCCGCAATCTGGCCCATGTAGGCGTCGATACACTCGTTCCAGCGGGCCTCTTTATCGGTGCGCTCCCGCTTCAGACGCTCCCACTTGGACACCACATAGGTGACAAGTTCCTGCTTTTTGACGCCCTTGTCGATCATCGCCGATCCCTATTGTTAGCCTTGGAGGCGAGGGCCACGCTCATTGCCAGTCAACCTCGTGGGAGAAGGCGTCGCCTGCATGAATATCGGGGACACTGCCAACGATTTTCTTGGCAGAAGCCCGCACGGCGTAATCTGCCAGCGAAACCGGGTGAATGTCGCCATCCTTGTGCGTAACTACCTGCTCGACCTTGCTTGTCTGGCCGTAGCCGCCCCTGGTCTTGTCCAGGTACATCGCCGCCGTCAGTTTGGCCCGGTCAGAGCCCTGAATAAGCTCGTGTAGGGCGTTCCTGGCCATGTCGGCCAAGAGCATATCGTCGGCTTCAAGCACCTGGGAGCATTTCTGCTTGAATCCAGGGTCATCGGCCTCCAAAAAGCCTACATCGCGCAGTGTGATGCCTACAGCTTGCGCCGCAGCATGGCGATCAGCCCTGTTTGCCGACAGCTCCGACAGGTAAACCAGCTTGAGCTGGTCAGTTTCTACCCGCGTCATGGTGAATATCCCACCACGAGGGTCTACCTTGACTGCCGCTGTATCCTCATCGAAGGCTGGCTCCGGGTGGGCTAGACTCGCTCTATCTCTATTGGCTATAGACACTTGGAGAGATCTGCCCCCGTTTGAGCCCTCGACTCGGCGCGGCTGTGTCCACTTTTAAGGACACCCTGCTGGTGTGCCATAATATCACACTGTCGCGGTGTCAAGCGAAAACCGTGTAGAAAGACGAAAAAGTTTGGCGCGTGGCAAGATTTCTCTTGACTGCGAGCGCAACCCTGTGCATTGTTTAGGAATGGCACACCAGGTAACGGTAGCCTTGCCAGACATCCATGTCCCGCACGAAGATAAGGCGGCCCTCAAAGCCGTCCACCGCTACCTGCTTGACACCAAGATCGACAACCTAGTAATCCTGGGCGACTTCCTGGACCTGGAGGAGGCCAGCAGGTTTGTCATCGGCAAGCCCGGCAAGACCGAAGGCGTCCGCCTCAAAGCCAACGCCGCCCGCGGGAAGGTAATCCTCGAAGCCCTGGCTAAAGCCGCGCGCACCGTCAATCCCAAGTGCGCCGTCTACCTACTAGAAGGGAACCACGAGTACCGCATCCAGGTTACACTGGACACCCAGCCTCAATTCAAAGGCTTGCTTGAAATACCCACCTTGTTAGATCTGTCAAGCCTTGGAATCAAGTGGGTCAAGTCGTGGAGCGATTCAGAAGTCCTCTACATCGCGGACATGGCGTTCATCCACGGATGGTACACGCCGAAGTACCACGCCTTCAAGCATGTAGCGGAGCTGATGCACAATGTCTACACCGGACATACCCACGACATCCAAGAATGTGCCATGCCTGTGCT